AGAATGAACACACCCAATGTCAACAATTCAAACCGCATTACGAACAAACGGAATAACTCCAAGTCTAATTCCAGATGGAATCTGATGAGGGAGCGCGGAATAAACCAAGCAAAGCGAAGTAAGAACATATTAGCTTCCACGAGACGTGTGGTAGATGACGCGTACAATTCGGAAGGTGAAAAAGCAGCGAGGATTGTCGTTTCAAATCAACGTTTGCAAAAACACTTAAAAAAGCTAAAGGAGAAGGACGTGTGGTCTCAAAAGGACATACAATTCATTCAAAACATTCAAAAGATGATACCGAATTNTAAAAAAAGTAAAAATAAAATGAATTAAAATCGAACCGAATAGTATTACTTACATGGAGGACATAGATAATTTGATAGCAAATAATCAAATAAGTTCTCGAACTTTTTATGTAGATTCAGTAAATAGAAATAGATCGTTGTATGCGAAACCTCAAGAATATTCAATACCGTTGGCCACCGCTTTCAAAAACGTGTGCGCCATCCAAGTCATTGATGCGAGCATTCCAAGAACACATTATAATTGCGACGTGAATACGAATCGGTTCGTATATCAGGTGTTTGTTCATGATGAATGGACATCGTATTCCATAGAGTTACCGGTAGGTAATTATCAAACGGACGATGTGTTGACACGTATGAATTCGGAATTATCATACATTACGATAAGATATGCATCATATCCTCATTCATTTCGTAAACAATTCAGATTCGAAAGCGATTATATGTTTGAAATTAACTTATTGAAAACGTCGTTGAAATCGTTGTTGGGTTTCGATCAACTCATTAACCCAACGGTAAGTTCTGTAGTGGACGACGCCTATTTTACAAACGTCAACATATTAACTACTATTTCATCTTCATTGAATGTTACGCATGAACTACGAAAGGAGTCGATCGTATATGTAAACATAACAAAACCAACAAACTCGATATATTTCATGTCCANATTTGAATTGACTATATCGAGTGTGAATTCGACATGTTCTTGTGTAATAAGTTTAACAACAAATGAACGAATTATTTTGTACACATACGAACAACTATTAAAAATCGATGAAAACGAAATAAAGTTGGACGCCATAGCTCAACGGGTCGAAATTCCAGAAGATTGTTACATAAGCATTCATTTCAAAAACGCAAGTGAGAATTTTAAGTGCAGCGTGCACACCAACGAGTCCGCCTCCAATTTTGCAGTCGTAACAAATACGAATCAACCGGTCATAAATACCGAAACCNCAAATGTCGCGTTAAATTGCAACTTGACCATAAAAAAACACAACCATACTNTAATACCTCCAGGGGTGTATAACATGGTGGGTGATCGATATATTGTGTTGCGATGTAAGGAAATAGACGACCATGTAGGAACGTCAATAAGCACGTTTAATCAACAAGACGAAGAAGGAAACGTAAAAGAAAGGACGTTCAATTTTGGCATTGCAAAGTTTAAACTCGGGGTGAGCGGATTTTCCGACGAACGGTTCGATTATAATAACCTTCAAATCACCGAGTTTCATCCGATCGGAAAGTTATCAGCGTTGAGTTTACGATTTGAAAAACCAAATGGTGAATTATATGATTTCAAGGGTGTGAATCATACTCTTACGTTTCAATTGCACTTTTACACACCACAGCTTGAATTCTCAAAACGCAAGGATATGAATCGATTAAATCCGGCATATAATCCTGATTATTTTGATTCGTAAAAAAAATATATATTTTTATATTAATAATGGGATTGACTAAAATTGAGCTTGAGCGTAAAAAAATGTTGCGTTTCAAAAAAGCGGTTAAAAAAATGAAATCGACGTCGGGGACAAAACGACCTGTCAGTAGACCACAAACGAACGTAAATTCATACCGCGATGGTATACGAGTTTACGAACATCACATCCAAAAGTTGATGAATTTGGGTTTGATGAATAAACGATCTACGAGTATTGGGTTTAGAGANGCGGTTGCGGACGAAATGAAAACATTATACAAAAAGGCAAAACAAACGAATAAAGCCAAACAATTTCCAAAATTACACACCACCAATTGGGCGGTGAATAAGATTGTTACCGGTTTAACAAAAGCAGACTTAAAACGAAAGCCATGGAGAGCAGTACCCATATCAGCTAAATCGAATCCCAAAAAGACCAAAGCGGTTATCGACAAAATGAAAGGTCGGAAAAAGAAATATCCTAGAATGACCGCGGGGGATATCGACGTGACACTGTTACAAACGTTGCAAAGAATACGCGCTCAACAAGCGAAACGGGAGCCAAAAGTTGTTAAAAAATTGACTTTTAAAAAAACTAAGAAAACACCGTCCAAATCGACAATCCAAAAACAACTTAAGTACCGTAACATCGTTCAAGCAGCGAAACGACGAGCAGTGTTACAACGGAAGTAAGTTTAAGGGTAACAACATATTTACAAAGAAATGAATGTGCTTAATCAAGACGGCGTGTTGACGGTNATTTATACGCACAAGAATAGCGAATCGTCAATTCTGTTGCACAATACTGACGAATGTAAAAAGGTGGAAGTGTTTGAAGGATTCACTCGATATNATTATGAAGGGGCAAATGCGTTGGATAAGTTGATGAAAAATTCCCAAAACATGCAATTCAACAAGAACAACGAACATCATATTTTCAACAATTCGAGATTCTCCCCATTTTCGTACAAACTAATAAAATCGAATGCAAAACCACCTGAAAAAGCAAGACCAAGTGATTCTGGATTCGATTTGCACATAATCGACAAAATAAAACGATACGGTAACGTAACGTTTTATGGGACGGGTGTTTGTGTCACTCCCCCTGTCGGATATTATTTTGATATGGTACCAAGGTCTAGTTTAAGTAAAACCGGATACATGTTAGCAAACTCAGTAGGAGTTATCGATCAAGGTTATACGGGGGAAATCATGGTACCGCTGATTAAATTGGACGAGTCCGCATTGGAACTTGATCTACCCCAAAGGGTGGTTCAGTTGATCCCGAGACGCTGGTACGGGTTTACAGCTGTAGAAGTTGACAATCTGATCGAAACCACACGAAACGAAGGTGGATTTGGCAGTAGTGGATAAACAGAACAAAACGGTAGGTTACCCAACAAGGAAGAGCGCAATAGTGATTATTGAACACTTAAAGAACGTGTACCGTAATGTATATACAGGGAACAATGACTCCGTTGGTTGAACTATCAAAGCTTTCTCATGCAGAGATTTGTTCAATTGGAAATATTCCGAAGACGTGCGAGGTGTGTAAACCGGATGGTAAGCCGTGTACGTATCGACCCACATGGACAATNCACGGTGTATTCCGATGCGGTCATCATAAACGTATTGAACTTCCATTGATTTGCAACATATGTCGTGATGTGTGTGGGAAAAACGCACACAAACGCGAATTGTGTGCCAAATCAACCGAACAAGTCAAAACAATGATGAGTACCCCCGGTATTCCCACACTAATCGCTTCACACATGGACAAGCTCGATGATGGCTTGAAAGGNTTTTTTTTATTGATAAACGAGTCAGGTTTTCGACATGAACTGGAACCAACCGTACAACACAAACGTGACCGTTTTGTGTGCCGAGAACTAATGAAAAACATCGATCAATATCTAAAGACAATTACAAAGGTNCATTTCAAGCGTCAAAAGGTGGACTTAATATACGGGATGTATGCATATATTTGTGCAGAACAAGATAATCTCCATTTGATCTCCGATCACAATCCAAATTTTCCAAACGTTTTATTGAGAAGAACGAACGAGTTCATCGAACAAAACGAATTTGATGGAATTGCGACACGCATGGAACAATATAAAAACACCCTCGCTCCGTATTTCGAAAGGGTTATGAAGGATGTGTCGTAAATNCATTCAAATGTACAAACGGTGTTTGTGAACACCCTAATTACCCAATTTTACGACGGATACATTTCCCCGCTTTACATACCAATCGAGTTGGGGTTTTAATAGTGTACAACAAATTTGAAACCTTTTTTTGAAACGTGGTATTCACTGTGCGGACACGTAAAAGGTTATCGCGTTCTTTTTCTAAAATNTGTTGCAATCGGTTTATCAAATCAATTGCTTGTCGATATGATTTGAGTCGCGTCATGCTCGTCTTCGTGATATTTTTCTCGGAATCATATTTTTTAAAGTATTTTTGTTTTGTTCGTTCTACGTGTTTGTCGATACGTGCGCCTTTTTGTCGTAAAACGCGTTTACGACTGTGGGTAAGTTTGTTTTTGGAAATGGACGATTTGTTCGAAAACGCGTAAATGTCTTTTTTTAGCGCTTCGATGTTTTTTAACAAATTTTTCCTCGTTGAATTCACATTACTACTCATATAAATATATTCAATATTTAAATCCACATATGGTCATCACATCAGCCTTTGCGAACTCAAAGATGGCGGTTAACCGCTTAGGGTGTGTGCTCAATTACATATTCGAATCCGCATCGGACCCATTATCATCCTCGTCAGTAAGAAACGCATAGGTGTCGGGTTGAATGTATGATGGATACGTACGTAATTGTTTGACTTTCCAAGAAGCACCCCATTTACCGGGTTTAAAATAGATGCCCGAAAGTTGGATGATAGCAGATGCCTTGAACTCGTTATGCGAAAGTGAGTTAAAATCAAGGAGATTATCGCATTGGTCGTATATGTTACCTACAAAATCGTTCAAATTATCGGATAACGGAAATTTCGCGTTAAACGTATGTAATGCACTCATCGATTTCTCCTGCATATTTTGTATCGTTTCTTCACATATGTACTTGCCAAAACATTCGAAACTATGTGTTTGTACATATTGCAAACATAGTTCATCTACATATCGTATTAAATCTATAGAATTGTCACGCATGTGTTCGAAACACAAATGTGGTTTTCCGGTGGGGATGTACTTCGTTGTCGTTTTGGATGCATANAAATACAACGTTTCGGAATTGTTCAAGATAACAACGGTTTGACCACCATTCATATTTTTTTTTGGGTTTACAAATGTGATGTGACCCAAATCAGCAATAACCTTCGTAAGCATCAATATATGAATAGTCATTGATATTTTTAAATTATTTTGTGAACACGCACAGTTGATTTCGTCCCAAACCATGTTTCGATAACTACATATAGATGTTGTTCACACGTGGAATACCGACGAATGTTATACTTATCCGAAACATATAATGTCGCTTGTTTATCACATGTCACACATAATGTGTCCATTTGATATATTAGTAAATAATAAATAATTAAATCACTCACACAATCAACCTTTAAATATTTTTTTAACAACACATGCATCATAACCGATCGCATCCATCACCATGAGCATGCACCCCATCAAACGTCGTCGTGAGTTTGATTCGGAGGAGGTGATCGTTAATTTACGCAAACATGTGGAGGCGCTTGAGCGCAAAAAACTGCACATTCAACGTGCATTTTACACCATGGTTCGAGATGTACGCAACGAAGCGACCATTATGCGTCGGTTTATAGAACGAATCGACGAAGAAGGAGAAGAGTCTTATGACACCGTGGTCGATACCGTTTCCAACATTTCCAAGAACATGATTGCGCTTGGACATTGTCCTCTATCTCAACAACCATTGGGGGAGTACACCTTCATCAACGTGTGTGGACACATTTTCGACAAGAGAGCCCTATTCACGGAGAGACCGAAGCTGTGTCCCAAATGCTCGAACGTGATTGTAATACCAGCTCAACAATAAAAACATAGCGTAGTGTATATGAATAGTTTGTTAGACAAAAAAGTTACCTTAAAAGTATCTGATGTTTTGTTTATTTTCATCATATTATATTTCATCCACCATATTTTGAAAGAAGTCGGTGGTATTCACATGATCATAAACGATATAATCAAAGCGTGTGTGTATCTCTAAATTTATACAACAGATTCAAGTTTCATGTAATCCACTTGTACAATTTCTGACACTTGTTGTTTGAAATTGATTACGAACAGAACATGGCTATCGATGTGAAGTCGGTTCAACGCGTGTTTGTATTTTTTTAGTTGTTGCATCTCCACCTGGGTTCGTATCGTGCCGGTGGTTGCTTTTAACTCTAAAACAACATTGACATTTTTTTTTCTTGCAAAAATATCGATACGTTCTGTCCCGATGGTATGGGTAAACTCTTTAGTATCGGTGAAAAAAACAGGAACATTCTTCTCGGTTTCGACGACGTCGTATCCCAAATGATGCAATTCGATGGCTAACGCTTTTTGATACACACACTCGTTATGTGAAGTTCCTAATGTCAAATACACATAATTTGCAGATTCAATAATTTCGGATTCGATAGCAACGAGATCCATGTATATTTCTTAGTATTATATGTGTAACGTCTTTAAGTGTATACAACCCAGTGGTGCAACATGGCGTTCCTATGTGACCCACAAGAAGGACCATGGTCCAATCTAGTAGGGGACGGTCGTATACCGCTATGTCGTATGTAACACGATATAAACGTATTACTCATGTTCCATAATGTCCCCAATATATACGCTCTTTCCCCCCCTCAGATTAGCTGATTTATGCAAGAGTCGCAATTTGGCATTCGAGCGGTGATATTCGCCCCACCTTGAACATAACGGTTCGTCAAGAGTGGTGGTAAATCTTACATTTCCATTGTGTTTGGATATCAACACGTCTTTTAAAGTCATGTTTAGAGATCGTAAAAAATTAAACACGATTTGTTGAAAGGTTTTTTCCATAAAGTGATGATCCACGTGAGTATCCGAGTCATTGTGTAATATGATATGTGTAATTGGACATATGATATCATGGTGCCTTGAAAACATTTCATTTCGAAAGGATAATATTTGATCTGAAATGGCTCCACGAAACGCACCATATATGTCATATGAGTCATTTTGTTGTGTGATTAATTTATTATTCATCGCTTTAATACATACGTTTTTTGAAATCGGATCTGTCGTGTTGTCCTTGTACACGATATTAAAGCATCGACATCCCCATTGGTCAGGAATCACGTTGATCATATCGACTTCGTTTAGTTTGGTATGAGAATCAGGATGATGTTGAAATAATTGCATCAACCAAACACGATCGTTTCCTTTGATAACCGTATATAGTTCCGTCGTATGGAGAATATGTGACGCATATCGATCACATTCTTTTTTGGTCTTGAAATACATATCTCCTATTTTATAACCCATTATATTGGATAGAAATAACATTAACAATATTTTTACCCTTAAATAACCTAATCTAAAAACGAAGGTTTCGGTGCACACATTTGTGAAATGTCTTCTTGTTCAGGGATTCGGTCCTCTTGTTGTTCTATTACGTTCTCATTAATCATTGATTCTTTACCTGTTATTGGTACTTCTTTGATTTCTTCGTCATCGGAATCACCTAAAACTCCACCTAATAGCGATTTACCCACGTCGGTGTTTGATGTGATTGAATCCGAACTTTGCGTTTCTGCTTCAATTGGCTCGGTGTTTTCATCTGGGTCATGTGATAAAAGTGCGTCTTCTTGATCAAACGAGTTCAGTGGATTCTCAAGTTGCTCTTCATTACCTTCGTCATCATCGTCTTCATCATCGCTTTCACCTAAATATGAAAGTACATCAAGAACGGATATGGTGATTGCAATAATAGATGACAGTATCATACACAATTTCCAACATTATGGGTTCGATGCGATAGCGAACGGAACTAGTGTATCACCCATAATTAATTTAGGATGGTATTTCGAGTTTAGAAATAATAAAGTGTATGTCAATCATAACGGGGGGTATGACAGTTCGGTATCAGTGGAAATGACCGAAATTTCGGATTGGAACAATTTCCCGAAATACCACCGAATCAAATTCGTGAAAACGGCAGATGTCGTAGGGGCTACGGGTGTGTATTCGTTGATGTACGAATTGTATTCGGATCCAGAGAGAACCATATTGGTCAAACAATTGCCAGCGAACGAGGAAGGTTTAGTCCGAGGATACACATTAAACCCTTCTGACTTTAACGCAATTGGTGCGTTGTCCGTATTTACATCATTATGTCGTATGTAACCCGTCATAATCAATCATAGACAATATAGTCCTCAAACGGAACCCTTGTTTCATCAATTGGTAACAATTGCCAATTCTTCGAATCATCAACCGAATCGCCCCATCTACCGACGCATGTAACATAATCAACAGTAGTAGAATCATGATACCACATGCACTTTCCACTGCCATATTTTAATGCATAGCCGCTCGTTCCACCAGATTCGACATTTTCCAAAGACCACGTCCGTTCTTGATCGATTGCATAAGATGGATCTCTCGCACATTGCATTCCTTGCTCACCTTGTTGACATTTAAACAACTCCCCGTTTGTTTGTTTTTCATACATATCATATTTATCGTCACCTTTATAAACGAACGCGAAGCTCGCATCTTCATCCGATACGATTGTTGAATCTGGGCGATCGTATCCCTTCATTTTATATCCCAATGACTTCACCACATGCGATTTATTGGCATGTACATTCGTCAATTCATAAAACTCACCACTGGGTACGATACCACCCGTTTGGCAATCGTTGTTGCATGTGGTTCGGATGGTATCGTCGTGAGTGTTCGGACAATCATCCCCTAACCCCAACGATACTTGTGAGACAATATATCGTTCTTCAAAGGTACCATCTCCGCACAACGAATCGCAACTTGTCGTTTGCACCCATTGACCTTCGCAATTCACTTGGTCTAGTTCGTCAAATGGTGTCACTAACGTGTAACCGAATTGAAATCGACGACTGTCTCCGTCCTCATCCACAAGATTTTGTTCGTTATTTTGAGCCACACCTACCCTACACCGGTCATCTGATTCGCCATGCTCAAACGGGACGCACCATTGTCCGGTTATTGTCGCAATCTTAAGCTTATTATTACCTATGTCCCTTATTATAACTTCGGTATATTCATCCGGTTTTGATGGCGATACATTATTCGGATCGAAATAATGTAAGTGCTGGTCATAGCGTCCGAATGCCACCCCGGGGTTGAAATACCGCATCGTATAAACGAAATCACGCTGGTGTTCAACAACGAATTGTCTGAATGTATGAATTGAATTGAATTGTATTGAATATAATCCGTCTTGTAAAATGGTATCCGTAACAACCGGACATGGTTTATCGGTGTTGCACGGGACGGTGAGGAAATCTCCGTCTCCACACGGAACATTCCCATCACACAACGGGCATTCTTGTCCGTTGCCTGTTTTGTTAGTACGGACCGAAAAATATTTTCTACCCGTCGAATCACACTCTCGTTCACAATATATCACGTCAACTGATGATTGTTCTGTCCACTCACCGACACAATCCGTATTTTGTTGACAAGTATACCCCGAATGAACGGTTTGATATCTCGTATGTTCGGTAGTACCGCCGGCGCATCCGTATCCGTCGGCGCACATGTCCCCTGGAGGTTCGCACGCTTCTCCTTCGGCTACCGTACAATCCACAATTTTATCCACCTCAGGGCATATTCCCGCATTTCCATCCGTTATCTTTCGAAAAAACCTTTTTCCAGTTGGTTCACACAAGGGTTCCGTTTCGTATTCACATTCCACTAGCGTAGCGCATTTGTTGTTTGGAGTACAATGATTCGACTCACAATCTAATGATGAATTACAATCCATTTCGTTTGTCAAACATGGTTTGTTTACGGTATACGTGCGCCTTTGATTGCTTGTGTCGCATGTACCACCGTGTTTTGCTTCCTCTTTAACATGATTGATTTCTTCCAATTCGTAATCGTAACCGCATTGTTTGGTACGCAACGCGTCCCAATCCATTTGCGTCCAAGTTCCGGGAAGTGCGTCGAATGGATGATGAAACACGCAATCGATTGGCAATTCGTCTTGGATTGGCAATTCGTCTTGGTTTGGCAATTCGTCTTGGGTTGGCGTAGTCTCGTCGACATGGTTGTGTTTGGAGGTATATGGACACAATGTTATCAAACTCTCAAGATGGATGAATGGTTCATCTTCCGGAGTTAAACGAGAGTAAGGGGGCATGAATGATAATACCCATCGAAGACATTTGGATTGAATTGTGGTGTCGTCGTGTATCAAATCGTCAATTTTCTCGAGAATGTTTCGGTCGCATTTATTCAAAACAACCTCTTTCGCGGTGTCAATCTCATCGACCGTGGCCCCCGACTTGTTCTTCGTCTCCACATAAGAGTAATGCACGCGTATCAATTGAAATAACCCACCAAACAGTCCCAACATGTATGCGAGTAACACCGAAAATATAATTATTATCAAAACCACTTCAATAATCATAAAATAAACAAACAAATAAATGAATTAAGAATGAATGTAGCCATCTACACATGGATACTATCACACACACGATGACCAACTTGTTGAATTCGTACAGAACAATGGAAAACGTTGAAATTGAGTGCCGATTTGGATGGAAACCAAAAAAAGAGTTTGTGACCGATATTGGAGAAAAGTTTTACAAATCGATAATGGAAACGATGGACACATCGAGTGTTTGTAAGAAAAG